GCACCCCTTCGTCCCGGAGTCATTACATCTTGCCATGGTTTCTTAGCAAAAGGATTTAAAGATTAATTAAGATCACAATGGGTTTTCCCTTCCCATGCGAAATACAAAACAAAATAGAGAATATAAATTTCTCACTAGAACGTTTACTTCTTGCCAAGTTCTCTAAGCAAAAGGATTTAAAGAAATAAGATCAAAATGGGTAGTCCTTTCCCAAGTGAAATATAAAAGTAAGAAAAACTTTGATTACATTATTAAATCAATTAACAGTTATTCTTATGAATATCAAACGTGCAACCTCCAAAATCAAGCAACCTTTTATCATTTTTTATATTAATTGTACTAAAATGACCTTGGTTGGTTGAATGTTCATATGTTTTCCTCCATGTAGTGATATTATCAACTCTCTCAAACTTATCTATGATATCCAAATTAAAAGAATCATATAAAAAATGACAATTATCAAAAGCATTAATTGCTTGATCAATATCAGCCTCATCAACACCATATTCTTTCCAAACAAAACTGATAAAAGCATCATTCATCTGTAGGTTACGAATATCAGTTCTGTCCACATACTTATGCTGATCTGATTTATCTATTCTGCCATTGCCAGCAACACGCAACAACATGTTTGCATATGAAACAAACAATTTAATGTGATGCGCCTGAGTTAACATATTTATTGCCTCTGATCTCAAAAGCGCTTTGTTCATATTATTGTAATCCTTAACACTGTGCTTATTATTATTTTCTGTCCAAGGTGTTAATTGAAACATACGATCTAATTTCCTGATCATAGCAACTTCTCCTTTATAATTTTCGATTAAGAAACAAGATAAATACTCAACTCCATGAATACTACCATAAACATCAAATTTCTTTGCTATTTGACCAAGACCAAATGATCCATCAAACATTGAATCTTTTACGTATACAAATTTATAAGCAGCCTCGATAAGTAGATGCTTCTTTTTCTCATCTATAAAAATTATTGTATCATCACCAGTTGCCTCCATACGAAAATCCCTCCAAGTCAAACCAGCAAGCCTCGCTGCTAATCTAATATATGTTAACGATCTTATAGTATTACCTAATGTCGTATGCATACCACCTGTTGGTTGAGTACCTTGTATAGTATAATTGAATCTCCTTCCATTACACCTCGTAAACATTGACACTTTTTGAACCAAATTTGTGTAAACCAATCTAACGTCTTTAGGATCACAATAATTCGATATACCAATATAATGCTTATTGTAAAAATGATCAAAAAGTTTTATATCTACAACCTCCATAATTTCTTTATGTTGTGTGGAATCAAACTTTGAACCATCCATACACATAACACTCGTACTCACCCATTTTGTATACCATTTCTCAAACTTAGTACACCTTTGTTGATTTGTTAACCCTGAACCAAAACCGTTATCAGCTAATTTCACCACCTTAGTGATGTAATAAACTAAAGGCCCCATTAACATCTTACAAACAGGATTTTGAGCTGTAATATTCCTACTTTTTTGAACATAAGTATATTTGTTGGCAGTCGACATTTTCTTTGAAAAATCATACGAGATTTTAATTTTCTCATCTGTTTTTATATGTCCTTTATATCGACCAGCTTTAATTAAACCTCCTATGTGATAATGTTGATAAGCCTCTTCATACTCTTTCCTTTGTTCACCACTGTAACAATTTATCCATTCATCATAATCCACTGTACCATTATCAAATTTATCCAAATGTCTTAAATAATCCTTCATCAATGGGTTAATTAATTCAACAGTTTTTGGATCAACAGTGACAAAACATGAAAATTGATTTGATATAGCTTCCAATTTACATTTTGAACAATCATGCAACTTATTGGGATAGTTCTTGAAAACAAAATTACCATTACAAATGGGCCCTTTTTGACATAATTTACCAGACTCAGACGGTTCTATATCACACTTAAGATCCTGTTTTAATGGGTCGAAAAGTAACTTTCCTTTATTTGGTTTAATCATAGATAAAATAATGACAACATTAACTATATCATTAGGTGTACAACCAGCCACTATTATCTGTCCAATACCACTTGCACCTACAACATTAATAACTGACATAAAAACAAGTGGAAATAAAGGCAATGAATAAAGAATTGAATGAATACCACTACATAGATTCATTCCACCAGTTGATAATCGAATGGTAAAGAAAATCAACAACTTTGATGGCCAATAATGTTCTGGTATATAAAAACATGACACTAAAAAGAAAACAAAACTCAGATCAATGAAACCAATCCTGATGTAACATATTGAATCAATAAAATCAAAAATAGCGTCAATAAAAATAATCACCCCAACAATAGTAATAGTTATAGCACTATACAATGCTAAAGCTTGAAATACTGGCAATGGTGAAAGCAATATAATTTGATAAATTTCATGAAGACTCCACAATATTTCAAGAAATGGAATAGCACCTATCACTATGATTAATGTGAATCTAAAACGATGTCTAAAAATGTTAACCAGCATTGAAGAATATTTACTATAAAAACGTGCTATACTAATTTTCCATGATGTGAAAAGAACATTCCAATAACTAAAAGGATAAAATCTGTTCTGAATAAAAGACGGCAAAACATTGAAAAGATACGAATTACTTATCATACCCCATAAATTATAATAAAACCAGGACTGGGTTACCGAATTAATTTGTGGTAAAACCTCGTCGATTTTCTTGAGCACCAAATTTTTAAAGGTTTGTTGATGATCCATATTTATAAGGCTTTTAATTGGGTCTAAACCTTGTCCATGCGCATAAACATCATCTTGCATCATTTGTTTAGACAAATCATCATAAATAGGTGAAACATAATCAACAATAACACCACCTATTTGCTTAACAACATCATAGTTTTCCCTAGTTCGTTCTACTAAATTTTTCTTCCCCCTCATTAAGACAGTCTCTTCTATCAAATCACTTGTTCTAGTTTGTTTCATAACTGGATCATTGTAATAGAAATTTGCTAATGTCAATTTGATTCCGGCACAAATTGTTTCTAACAACATAACTATCTCAACAGCCTCATCTATCCGAACTGCTTTATTTTTAATAATTGTTTTGACGTTGCCGAACATTTTTGACGTTTTGGTTTCCCATGCCACATTTTGTATAGCCTCATGCATAATATCAGCAGGCACCTGATAATCACAACTAGACATAACTGTCTCAATAGTTGATGTTAAACTATTTTCCCAGATCTTTGATTTAAAAATCAAAAATTTTTGCTTAACTTTATAAACATGCATGCTAGTTATTGAACTTGATATTTTTAAAACAGCGTCACTGCCATCAACCCACCAATTATATAAACTTTTTGCAACCTCATCAGAAAAAGGGCGTTCTGAGCCTTCTGCATAAGTTGTGTCAACAACAGGAACACTACCCAATTTGACAGCCAATTGTGTTCTTTCTTGATCCTGTTTTAAAGATTCAAAGTTAGTGCTAGTTTTCTTATGTGGACTTGTATTTAATTGATAAATACAATAATAATGATTATCACCTAGTTTAAAAACGTACTTACAACATTGATTTAACCAAGTCCCATTTTTTAATCTAATTGAATTATTTCTCCAATAATTATTTGAATGTATATAAGTACCATCTACATTTTTTAACATCTCATGCTCATATTCTACATCATTTCCATTAACAGCGAAATTTGCGTATTGTTTATTCTGATCCAAGTCTGAAATTGACCACCTTTTTATTTTTGCTTCATTATTCATAGTTGACTTATACAAACCATCCGCAAACTCATCATAAACATGACCAACAAACCAAAAAGTTTTCAAAACATTTTTATCAAACAATGATATAATACCATCCCTTACACCATCATAATAATAACTATCAATTGATGTACCAATTTTTATTCTAGGAAAAAGGGGGACACAAACATTACAAACTATACCCACTTTCATACCATGTTTTTCACAAATCACATTCCCAGCCCTATCATCTTGATTTAACTTCATAAAACTTTTCTTATATTTCATAGCGCGATACATATCCTCATCATCTGGCATAATCTTATTAACCGATAATGTTTTGTAACCTTTTGAAGCTGATCTCTCATAATTGTTACCAACTGACATTATCAAAACATCATCATCATTATTTAAATAAATATTTTCATAAATTAATGATTCACAAAATGATCTCATAAATGCACCAACTGGGTGTCTGTGGTTTGTCACATCACCTAAAATCACAGTCGTTGCTGGCCAATCAGAAAAAACATTTATTAAAAAAGCGACATGCACTTTAAAAGAATTGAAAAAACCATTTTCAAACTTTCCATATTTTGACAACTTTCTTGATATTTTAATTGGTTTTGGTTGAGGGACTGGCGCATTCCCACCCGCTGATTGTTTAACAATATCATGCGATATTTTTTCCAAATTGTCTTTGAACGATATCCTAGCTGAGGCAGCACCATTCTTGAGTACAAAATCCTTCTTAGTACTTGGAAAAATATTAATATCCACAATTGAATCTATCGGTTCAACACCCCTGATTGGTTTCCTAAAAATCTCTTCTTCAACCATATGATCTTCACGCACAAAAATATCCGGTATATCATCTTCATTAGCCTTATAATCATGAAAAATATCATCTTCATCAACCTTTTGATCTTCAGAAACGGACTTGTTAACATCAAATGGTCTAAATTTTTTATTTTTAAGAATAAAACTTAAAAAATTCTCAAGACTGAAAGTTGTATATGCATTCTTAGTTGGACCAAAACAACTCCAACAATCCCCAGCCTCCTGCGCATGCTCAACCATTTTTAATCTACCATAATGAAAATGAATATAAGTATTACCACAGTTATGAGTATGCCAATGACCAATGAAATTATACAAACCTAAATATATGTCATCGGTCAATTTTGCAAAAGTCACTGCTTTTGTCTTTCCTCCAAGGGTTAAATTTGTAGTGTACACAGGATAATTAATTTTGTTAAATGTAAAAACCTCAGTACTAACACCTAACCCCAGTATATCAATTTTTAACTCCCATGATGATAAGAAACCACCATCCCTTGTGCTAAAGTTTGCATTAATGAAGTTTTGATGCACTTCATTAACCAATTGTGAGTAGTCTTTAGCAACATAAGGTAAAATCTCATTATTCCAAAAAATATATTTTTTTGGATTAAAAAGAACATTTTTC